TTTTCGTTTCACCATCAGCGACGAAACTGAGCGATGTCGGAGTCACGGAGAAGTAATAGTTCCAAGTTACTACTCCCGCAGCCTGACTTGCGCCAACAGTACGTGTCATCCCGCCACCATCGACTGAAAGGCTCGTACTGCGTGTGGATTCTGTCTGGTTAGCAGACGCTTCGACAGTCACAGTTGTGCTACCACTTCCTCCGGAGTCCGGAGTAACTGTAATAAAATCTTTCTTCATAATTTTCAAAAATTAGTTATAACTAAATGAATTAAATTCACCGCAAATTTAGCGGTTTATATCTCAAAATCAAAATCCTTTGTCGATATCCTACAAAACGAGCCTTCCGGAGATAGGCATATAACCTCTGTATAGTCGTCGAAATACCATACAGTTAGGACGGGGAGATAAGTATATCCATCAATATAGAACATTTCCTTAGAAGCTCCGTTAAGACCGTCAAACGTGGGAACCTGTATCCTGGGGGATACGACCTGTTTACCACCACCGAAAACTCCGAAGTCCCTAACAGTCTGTTTCACCGTGACGAGTACCTGTTCGAGCTCGTGAATATACTTGCGTTTCATGTTCAAGTAGGAGTTGAGAATTATGCTGACCTCAATCTTCCCTTCAATTCCGTACAGTTTCCTCGTTTCATTGCGGAGAACCTGAAGTTCTCCTGCGGAGAGTTCTTCAAAATCCTTTTCAAGAATGTCGAGCAACTGCCTGTTGCGTTTATCTTCTTTCTTCATGTCTTCATTCTTTTTATATGAAAAACGTTCTTTTTACGGCAATAGATTGATTTTACGCCAGAATCCCTCCTTATTCATTTAAAATAGAGCCAAAGAGCACTCCTGAAAGAAGTGCTCCTCGCAAATAGTAGTAAAAATGATTACGTTTTCTTTCCCAGCCGTTTCGGAAACAGAAAAGATAAATAAAGTGTCTTCCTTCCTTTCAGTCAAGACGTAAACAGTTGTCATCACGGAGTCGCTCCCGATGAAGTACGTCTTTCCCCACGAGTCTAAATTCGTAGGGACGCTCAAGCCGTGAACGGTGTTCAGGCTGTCAATTACTGAAAAAGGCTGTGGAGTCACTCTTTCGAAGAACACAGTCTTCCGAGTTGTCGCACAGCCTACAATCAGCAATGTCAAGAAAAGGAATATCAGTTTCTTCATCAGCCACCTACATTGAACCAGTTACCAAGTAGAAAGCATAGCCAAATGAGAAGACCGCCTATCAGTGGTGGAAGACCTCCGTTGAGGATAGCCTGTCCGACAGGAAGATTTTTCTTCATGTTCTTGTAAGCGAACAACCCAATGACAACGAATGAGACCGGAATCATGCACGTGATACCCATATCAAGTGAGATTCCAAAGAACGCAGCCACCAACATACCGATGATGACATACAGGTAATGAAAAGGCTTCATTTGTACCATTGTAATTGAAATTTAAGTTAAATCGAACTCTTTGCACACTTCCTCCATTTCCTCGCAAGTCAATGGTCGAACTTTCAGGATATTATAACGGTCGAGGTCTTCTTGTAGAATAGGGAAAGGCAACCGAGTGTTCCCCGTTGGGGTGACAAAGCAATTATCGGCACTGTCACGATAGAAAAGTACATCAGGCTGGTCAGCCTCAATGAAGATTTCATCTGTATAAGCATACATGAAGTCTTCCCACTTTTCTTCGAAGCCTTTCTTGCCCACTCGGTTCAGCCCAGTTCCAGTATCTACTTTGGGATGAAGAAAATCCTCTACAGATTCCACAGGTTGCGTGGGGGTGTATTTAGGACGCTTTTCGAATGTTACTTCATCAAGCTCTCCTTCCAAACGTTCTATCTCTTCCAACAGTTCCTTTTCCCTACGAGCATAATCTGTTAGTTCCTTTCTTTGTTCACGGTTTTCACGCTCAAGAAAGAGGATACGTTTATTCAGACGGTCGTTTTCCGCTTGAATATTTAGAACCGATAATGTATCTTCTTTACCCATAGATTATTTCTCTTTGTCAATTATAGTGAATACCACAGTATCAAAACGTTTTCGACCAACCCCTTTCTTTCTGTCGTTCGATACGAACTTATATTCAAAAGAAAGACGGCAGTCCTTACTGTTCAACTCTCTTCTTATAGGTTCAAGCACTTGCACACGTAAATCCTTGGGGGTGTATTTAGGGCAGCACAGACGTCTCTCAAGCTCCTCTACACCGAGAGAAAACTCTTTCTTAGAGTACCATTGACTCAACATCAAAAAGAGGCGCATAGAGTAGGAAGAAGAGAGCATCATCATCGATGGCTTATCAAACGATAAGAACCCCTGTCGTTTCCCGAACTCAAGAATCCAGCGTACACTGAAATGAGATAAATAGATTGAAAACAGGTTATCCTCATTCCATTCCATACGGTGGATAAAATAAAAAACAGTTCGTGTGGCTTTACCGTTTTTCATCCAATCCCATGTGATAGGAATATCGAACATCTTCTTAATCTCATTGAGAACCCTGATGCCGTTCCTATTCTTGTCAATATCAGAAAGTTTCATCGTGATTTCGACTTCATGGTCATCGTTAAAGATGCCGTATTTTTCAAGATTTTCAAACTTTGTATTTACCCAATCTATATCTTCTTTTAATAAAGGTTGGAGCTGGTCGGCAACAAGGCACAAACAGCGCATTTGCCAACATGAGTAATCAGGAGTGTCCTCGCTGACTCTTTTCGAACATTGTATTACATCTTTCTTCATAATCTTTTGATTTTATACTATATATAACGGGAAATCATAAAATAAGGTTTACTCCTAATTTGCACCCCTTAAATAAGGGTTGGAAGTTTACCCGTGTATGTTTTTCGAGCGTATAGATGTATAAATCGAGCGTATAAACCCCCTTTTATTAGCGTACAGACCCCCTTAAATGCGCTTTAGACCCCCTTTTATTGAGCGTATAAACCCCCCTTTTTGTTTCGGAAAATAGTGGCTCGAAAACCCCGATAGACATCCGTAGGACAAGAGAGCCTCGCGCGCAGGGGTAAATATGAGTATTATTGAAATAGTTAGAAATAGAGAAAAGAAATAGAGTCCCGAACGGAAATTTATGGATGTCATTTTCTACCTCGAAACACTCCTCACTGGCGTTCGGTGTTTTGACAGGCTTCGCCATCTTCGATGAGCTTCGCCCTGAGAGGCTGCTGTCGCAGCCTTTATTCGTTAGGAGATACAGGAAATGAGAAAAACCTTTTCCAGTCGACACCGTTATACTGGTACAGTTCGGTTCTCGAGCTGTCTGTTTTATGACTTGATTTACATTTGATTTGACAAAAAGATTTTGATTTAGTCTGCATTTCTACTTTTTGGTGTTTAGGTTACTACTAAGGAAGTGTCTGGGGCATAAGGAGGGCGAGAGTCCTCCTTCTTTGCCCGTTTTTATTTTAAGGACAGTTGAATTCTCTCCTACCATGTTCAAAAATTTTGAATACTTTTGCTCACAAAGAAAATTTTAAACAAAGGAAGATTATGGAAAATAAAAACAAGAAAGTTTCTTTGGCGATGTTCGAGGAAACTGCCGCTAACAACGGTTATGAAGTGTTCACTCCTGAGGAAGTATCAAGTTACTACAAAGAAGGACTCATGAAGAGTCGTAGCGGCGAATTAAGCGACCAAGAAAAAGAGGCATTTGTCGCTGATGTAATGTATCTCCAAAAGGCTGTTTGCTCAGACGAACAGAACAAAGATGTCCTCCGCTATTATCGTAAGAAACAAGTTGCTTGGGAACAGGCTGCGGACGGAACAATCATGAAAGGCTTGGAAGGAGTATATCTTGACACTCCCGAAAACCGTCGCTTGAACCGTGTTGGTCAAGCCTACTCTCCTACTGCTGACTTCCTGAAGTCTTTGACAGGTGATGAGTCAAAAGACGACATCATCAAATCATTGGGTTCAGGTGTGTATGCTGATACTCCGGACAATCAACGTCTGGGTCGTGTCGGGAAACCGTATGTCAACCAAATTCCTAATGAATAATGGAAACGTTGCTCGAAAAATCGTTGAATAAGCATGACTTCCCCGAAAAGGAAAGACAGGCTTTGGCAAAGGAAGGCGAAGCCATGAAGGATGGCTCGTTTCCTATTCGTAACGGGCAGGACTTAAAGGATGCTATACGCAGTGTCGGCAGGGCAAAAGACCCTGCTGCTGCGAAGCGTTGGATTAAGAAGCGTGCTAAGGAACTCGGGAAGGAATCGCTCCTACCTGAAGATTGGGAATAATTCAAGAGTTTTCTTCGGGAAACTCTTTGATGATTCAAGATTTCGTAATATATTTGCGGTATCAAATTAAATGGTTGAAAAGAATATGGTTACATTGACAGAAAGAACAATAATGAAATCTCGTTCAGGTGTTTATTCAGACACCGCTGAGAACCGTCGTAAACATCGTGTCGGACAGAAGTATGGTGCTGAGAAACAGTCCGACGATGGTGAAAAGACTGAGAAGAAGGAAACTGACCCTGCAAAAGAACTCGAGGCTGTAAACAAGGTTATCGCTGCTATCAACGAGGGGAAACTGAATCTTCCTGCTGCGGAAGTGATGAAACTTTCGGAGAAGAAACAAAAACTCGAGGCTGCGAAGAATCAGGCTGAAAAGATTAATGCTGGTGTTAAGGCGAATGAAGAGAAGAAAAACGCAGAGGAAGCCAAGGAAACCAGTAAGAAGATAAACGAAGCCCAGAAAGAGGAAGAGAAGAAGACTCCTACGAGCGTGAAAATCGAACAAAAGACTTTTCGCATTAAAGACGGTAAAATCAGTGCTTCAATGTACGACACTCAGAGTCGGATTAGTAAAGTC